CACTCCATGAAGAAAACGATTTTGTTCCCTTCGGATTTCCCAACAGTTCTCCCAGATCGGGGCTATGGCTTATTTTATGTAAAAGAAATGATTCTCCACGCTGACTTTACAAAATTATTGATATTACCTTTTCTAGTGGATATTTCTGTGCTGTCTATGTTTGGATAGAACACTTGTGTTATTTGATCACTGTCATTAAAAACGACAAGTGTTCCCCAATAAGTGCTAGGTCCATCAATCATGTTGTCTTGTATCTTATAATAGCCAGTTTCGATCAAATCATTATAACTCCTATTTGTCATTATCCCTCTAAACATAAATGGGAATAACCCCAAACTATTCATCAGTTCTCCCAGCTCTGAAAAATCGTTATTTTTTTGTCAAGATATAGAGATTACTTTCAAATAAGACGGAAGTGTTTCAACTGTTTTACTATCTAGATCTATCGATTCTCTTGATTGAATAATAAATTCTGATCCATCTCCGTCTAGACCTATCAAGCCTAACCATAACTCATACATATTTGTTTCTGGATTACTGCCAAGATACAATTTAACATTGTCGTTGTTGCCAAAAAATCTAGTAACAGATATTAGTTCATTTCCTTTCCAGTCTATAGCTATTAATGATCCAAGATTGGATGCAGGAGAAGCGCCAAATATCAATGCGACATAATGATTGTACCAATATTTACTTTCAACTAATTTTGTGTATCCTTTAAAAAAACGTCTTCCCAGTCTTTTTTTATCTTCGACCGACATTAATCCGCTTTTATTGCCCGTAGCTGTACCAATCAGTTCTCCCAGTTTTGATGCAAGCGACTGCATCGTCATTTTTGCCGCATCTCCGCTACTTTGTAAAACTCTTACATTTGCAGCATCCGTCACTGTCGGAAGTTCATTCTCATACACATCATTTCCTGTTGCAGCAGCGGCGGCAAATGTTGAAGTTTCAGACAAAGCCATAACCATTCTTGTGGAAACCATATCCACCATTTCATCTACTGTCACATTCTGCTCGTTACCGTCTTTATCTACAGCCTTGAAGCCAACTATATTTTCAAAATTCAAATTACTCATAATATTCAATTTTATAAAGTTCTTATATAAGTTTTCCACGCTTTAGAAGTGCCGCCAACCGATTTGTACAGCTTCTTCCTGCCACCTTTTATCTTGTACCGGGAAAGGTTGTTCCCGTTATAGTTCACGGGATAATCCGGATTGCCTTCGTTGGCATACGCCTCCATTTCATACGGAATGGTATAATACGCTGAACTCGCAGGATGGCAGATAGGGTTTCCCTTAACCCACTCGACAAAATACCGCCAGTAGTATTTTACCCATGAGCCGATAACCTGTGCCTGACGCAAGTGTATGGTTTCGTGCGTCAAGCTTTCCTTACCCGCATAGGTCTGCATATACCTATCTATGTTCTCCTTGTTCTCGGCACGGTATATCATCCGTCCGCACCACATCATGAAACGGTATCTCTTGAAAGGATAATGCTTCATGGGAAGCAGCTCAGGAGTATCAAAATCACCCGGCTTGCTTGAGAACAGCATCTTGATTAATTGCCATAATTCTTTCATAGCGTTTCTATTTCAGATTCAAGTTCAGCGATATGGTTATCAATACACGTGCTCACCTCGCCATTGAAGTTCGCTATATCCAGTTCCACGCATCCGGCACTTGACCGGGCGCTGCTGTAGATACGGACATAGCCTCCGTTATTCAATGTTTCCTTAGCCAGCTTCAGTTTCGCCAGTTCGTCATTGATCCGACTGGCACGTTCCAAATTCTCAATTTTCATGTTTCTCCTTTTCTTTTTTATCCAGATAATCATTCAACGAATCGGCCAGCAAGCCGGACAACATAGGGGTAGAACGTCTTATGATATCCACCTCCTCTTCGTCAAGTACCACACCATCTACAGTCGACTTGAAGATTTTCTCCGCAAGGAGATGCGCCTTCAAGCCCGCTACGTTCTTATATATCCAGTCACCGAAGGCCTCAGTGATGTTACTGGCTATAAGCTTTTCTTTTTTAATCCCATCATAAATAGGGAATTGTGCAAAATTTATTCTCATACTTTATATTTAAATTATCCGCAATAAAACATAACCCAATAATTACCCATACACTTAATGAAGCCGGATGCAAAATCCAAATCAATATAAGACACCTCCTGCCCTCCGGGAGCAGGCAGGATCCGTCCTCCTGTCAATCTTACTCCGCCGCTCATACGTTTGAAGTATATAGTATGTCCCGGAACATCCGGAGGAAGTGTCACTTCTATATTACCCGTATTAATAAACATCACATTGTCATCATTGTTATTCAGGGAGGTGCTGACGGATATGTTCCTCCAGTTGCCAACTATGCCACGAAGAGAAACATAGCTGTCATTGTTCGGATGAAGGAAAATGTTACCTCCCTCCACGAATAGAGGAATGCTCGGAGTCTTGATGTGCATCCCGATCATGGCATTTGGACTCTGTATGTCAATTCCAGCATCATACTTAATCCCTTCAATGGTGACAAACTGCGTGTTTCCCCCGATTCTTACGTTTGCAAATGTCCTTTCGTTATAAAACTCAATTTGTCCGGCAGACAAATTGAAACCGACGTATTTATTTGTTTCATTTTCATAAAGGATCTTTGAGGACAACATCCCCGAAGCGATGGAGAACGGACCGATACGTCCTCCTTCTATGTCCATATTAATGCCATGAATATAACCGGATTCGGAATTCAGTATCAGGTTGGGCACACCATTGGTTGACTTCTGTGATTTTATATCTCCAAAAGGTATGCCGTTGGCATCCATTCCTTTATATGTGAACATGAATCCGCATATATTGGCTCCTGTAGCAAACAGGGTGTCAGTGGCGATATTAACAAACTTCTGCATGGCTTCCCAATTGGAATCCCCGTTGACAGATGTAGGGGCGGCGGTTACACTGGCACCATAGTTCCGCACAAGGAAATTATAATACACGCCATTGAACTTGTAGATGATCTTGTCACGATAGCTGGCGTTCCATACATAGCTAGTACCAGATTGGAATACTCCCATATCTCTTGGAGAAGCCCCTGTCGCTCCAGTTGCTCCTATGGCGCCATCATTTGCAACACCCACCCCTTTTTCAGCGACAAAATTATTATTCCATGCGTTTGCGTCCGACGCGGATTTATAAGCCCGGACGGCAAACTGGGTGTATCCGGCTGTCGCTGGAACGGATATCTGATTGCTTAGGGTAGCACCTACGTGAGCCAGCCAGCTTCCGTTGTATTTGCGTGCAGCAAGATAGAACCTGTTCGTATCGCTCACATTACCGCCTACATTCTGTTTCATGGTAACGACAAACGCTGACGGTGACGGTGTGCCCGTACTGGTAAAGTTTATTGTGCTTACCGGGCTGTCAAGCCAATATGATGGAGATGGTTCAACACCGGAAGTCATTTCCTGCCAGTCGGAGTTGACAGCCTTATCCGATCTCTTCCCGGAAAGTATGTAACCGCCATCCTTCTTCCTTAGATAACTTCCACCTCTCACACGAAGAGGCGGAAGTGGCGGATTGGAAGTTTGAACCTTGCTTAAGTAAGATCCTCCGGCAAACGATACTGTGCTGTTCTTCGCATACGGTGTATTGGCGGATTCCCAATGACCTGCGGCTGTAATGCTCTCACCATCAGCCCCATCCTTTCCCGGTGTTCCAGGAATACCCTGAGGACCTGTGGCACCGTCCTTCCCGTCCACAATCATGGGTACGGTTTCAACATCCACTACACGGTCATTTACGTAAAAGATAAACTTCAATGTCTTCGTAAAGTTTCCGCTTGATATGGCTGTATTGTTGTTTATGGTAGTTTCTGTTCCACCGTCTATGCTGTATTTCAATGTACCGTCTGTTGTGGTGGATATCACGCCTCCCACTGACTTTTGCCTGTAACATGATACGGAAGACACGCTGTAGTTCCCTTTTTTGTCCTTGCTTACCGAGCTGGCGGAAACGACAATACTGTATAATACGGCATCTGTACCATTCGCACCTCCTCGGACCCCGGCTACAGTGAATGTCAGATCACGGGAATACTGCTGCCCGTTCTTTGTAGCCCTGATTGTGATCTTCACCGTGTTTGTCGCAGCAAGAGTAGCTCCGGCAGATACCGATATTGTCACCACTCCCGTATTCTTGTCTGTCGCACACAGAAGATTTGTGTCAGGTGTACAGGTGATGCTGTCAAGCGTGAGCTTCTCCGTTCCATACCACATACTGACAGTTGTATTCCAAGTCTGTGAGGACACGACCTTCCCGTCTGAAGTAAGGGCTGCATTGACCATCTCGTTATCAAAGTCCGCCATGATGGCATTCTCCCCGTCCTTACTCCAGCGATGCACCACGGCAGGAGTGCTGAACTCTGACCATACACCGTTTTCCTTAAAACGTGTACAACCCCATTCAACCTGATGGTCTGCGTCCGTACCAAGATAATTATCCGTCCAGCCTTCCGGAACATAACCATCTTTCTGCTGACTGTCCGGCTTTTCAGGAGTGTTATCTATGATATTGCCTCTTGTATATATATACTCATAGCCCTTACCGTCTTTTCCGTCCGATATCATGAGCTGCCATCTTCCGTCCTGATAGATGTAGGTAGCCCGGTCAGTCGTGTTGCGGTATGAATCACCATTTTTCGGATTGGCAGGAGCCGTGGCAAATTCACCAAGGAAGGTGATGCTCTCGCCTTTCAGTTCACGCCCGTCAAGCAACATATCCCAATCCTCGTTAACCTCCCAGTCAGCAGGTTTCCCGGCAAGATAATAACCACCGTCCTTCTTTCTTAAGAAATTGCCACCTTTGACACGCAATATTCTGATGGGAGGATTGGAGGTTCCCACCTTGGATAAAAAGACACAGTTGGCAAGAGTAACCATTGTTTTGGCACTATATGGTGTGTTGGCGGATTCCCAATGACCTCCACCTATTACAGACAGTCCCGGATCACCCTTTTGCCCTTCCGCCACTTGTTTCAGCCATGCCGGATTATCATCTGACGGTTCTGTTGTTGTTCCATTATCATCAACACACAACCACAAAGCCCCGTTATGTGACACCCGGTCATAGTAGGCGTACTTCCCTGCAACCCATTCACCCTTGTCCAAGGGTACACGCACTGTCTGTCCGGTGATCTCATCAACTTGAAAGATAAGCCCGGTCATGATGATGTTCTGAAGAACGGCTGAGTAATTGTCCGCATTAATACCGGCTACAGTCATGCCTTTTTTCTTGCCGAACCACGCAGGCATCTGTGCCGGCTCCGGGTCCCAAGTGTTGGCATTGTCAAAGAATGTAATACAGTTGTTTCCGTTGACTGAATCAATAAGTATATAGGTCTGACGTTCCGGGTCCGTAAAGTTACCTGTTTGCGCCAATACCATCTGCTCGGCAGGTTTCCAGTCAGAATGCCCCGGACGGGGAATGACAGTAAACTTCTTGGCTGTATAATCTGCGGCAGTCACCCGGAATTTCATCTCTTCAAATCCGTTCAGCTTGCCTTCGCTATTCTTAGTCACAAAATAGGTGGTAAGGATATCATCAACAAACTGGCTCAATCCGTCCGCGTCCGTCAGATCGGGAGTGATGGTGTAGGTTCCATCGCCGTTATCCACGTATGACAATACGGTACAACCACCACCGGGGGAGTTTACCATACGTCCTTTGAAATAGGTTGTACGGTTATAGGCTATTTCAGGAACAAACAAACGCTTACGAAATACACCGCTTTCCATTTCAAGATTGCCCTTTTCGTCTATGTATCCACCTGAAACGCCGGTTATGAACTCACCTATCTTAAGATACGACTTGACAATGATACCTTTCAAGAAAGTGATCAGACCGTTGGAGGTGTCGGCGATATCTTTGCGGAGGAACATTGCTAATGAGCGTAAAGCAGAGAACACATTACTATTGCTAGGAGCAGTCGAATCATTTGTACGGATTATATAAACCCCTTTTCCACCTCCATTAGTGTACGTCTGACCTTTATAAGTAAGATTGTCAACTTTATTTTCAAGTTCTCCAATTCGTGAATATGCTGTGCTTTCACCTATTGTATATACAGGAGCATCGTAAGGTAAATCAAGCTTTATTTCAAGACCTATAACTCTAGATATCCGACTAGTCTCAAAGAAAGATTTATTGACAAGCTCTATTCTTTGGCCAATGTCAAATGTCCGGCTGATCATGTTTTCTTTTACCCATGATGATGCAAGGGTAGTATTGTATGTACCATCATCAACCATCATCTTTTTTACACAATCCACCGTTTTGTCTCTTAATTCTTGCTCGGCATTTGATACGAGGCCAAGGTCCGTTATCTTCGTACTATCCCAGCCGTAAAGAATGAATTTATCTCCTGTAGTAGGTTTTAATGTTTCATCGGGCAATGTCCTTCCATAATTATCATTGGCAACAATTTCATAGACATCACTTTCAAGTGTTACGCTTCCTAAACTAGTGCCAGCCTTATGAAATGTTACACCGAAATCCATACCATTAAGTAAACCAGACTGGAATACCAATCTAAGTTCTTCTCCATCAATAATATAACTTTCATCAAAGACAAGTCCACTAGTATCGGTTACATAATAAAATGTCTGGGTTACTGTTTCTTGTGTTTCTTCATCTTCTATCGTAGACGTATAACTGCCAACCGTACCAACAACACATTCAGTACGTGGATAGACTTCATCAAGGAATATAATATCTTCAATAGCTTCCTCCTGCGGCATTTCCGTGCCTATATCATAACCTTCTTCACCAATATATACCCTTTTACCATCCTTATACCGATAAGCATCAATATACGGTGTTCCTTCTGGTAACATCAACCGCTTTTGAACAATACCATTTACCACTACTGTTTCATCAACAGGCCGATAGTTGGAAGGAATGTTTCTTGTTGATCCAAAAGCATACACACGTGTAGCATAGGTTCCTTGGCTTTCACTGCGTGGCATTTCTTGGGCTTCTACACCCAGCTCTATCCTAACAGCATCTCCATTCTCACAACGTCCAAATCGGATAATATTATCTTCTACCCACCACTCACAATTCCACGTTTCTGCCATGTTAGTAAGAGCATCCAGCAGGTTGATATTCTCATAAGACATCAACTTAGCTGAATTCTCTACTGACGAATCTATAGAAAAATCGAAATCATTACCCCTGTATTTGTAACCAAGAGCTTGTAAGTTTCGGAGGAACACACCTAATTGCATATCCAATGAGGCAGTAAGGTTCCAAGACGCTTCCTGGCCTGCCACCTCCGGCATGTACTTAAATTTCTTATTTTTCCATTTCCAATAGTAAGCATCAAGACGCAACTCGTAATTATAGCCGCCCGTAGACTGGTCATAAGTAGGTGTCGGCAAATCTACAATTTCATATATCTTTGCGAATTTACCACCTAGGGATTCATCTAATATCCCCGACAAGTCCACATAATCACCCATCTTAAAATTAATAGGAGTTAGGACGTTAAAAGGAAGAGTAATGTAATCCTCCTTACCCAATGAATAACGACCTATCGAACCAACGTTGAAGTCTGTGGAGAAACGAATATCCCCTGATATGTTTTTAATGTCTATTAGTCCCATACGAGTATTGTATAGCTTCATACAATGTTATGTAGCAAATATACAAATAAATTACATGATAGCAATTATATTTAAAGAAAAAATCATGTTGTCCTATCCGCAGGATTAGGCTCCACTAATTTCAAGGAAAAACTAGCGATTCCCCTCATAAACTGTGTAAATTGGTTACATGACAAATAAATTGTCTTATATACAACATTTGGCTGATATTTGCTTCTGATATGCAAAACCCCAGTGGCGAGTTCTTCACAAAAAGAATTATATCTAGCGAAAAACTGATCTTCGCTTTTAGCCGTAAGATTAAATGTAAGTGTAATATTCCTTTCGTCAATCTTAGAATTTGAAGTTATAACTCGCTTACCGTTTTCCAGACGTGACTTGTTTTCTATAAATTCTTTCATCGGTGGTGGTGCCATTAACGCCGACAAAGAAGAAGTATCCATACTTATTCCCCATGTGGTATAAGAATCCTTATCATTTATATAAAATTCTCCTTCCATGTTACATATTTTTAGTATTATCTACTATTTTATCTAATTTCGATCCTAACTCAAGGATAGGCTTTGTGTATTTTACGATATCTTCCAAATAACCGTTAGTAATCACATGCTGATTCAAGATGTTACCCAACGTAGCATTGCCCTCCGTTGAAATAGAAATCAAAGATCCTATGCCGACAACAACATTTATCATCTGGCTCTTTATTTCCTCATTTGAAACCTGCAATGCTGTAAACCTACCGCTTAGTTCTCCTGCATCTTCATGTGTCATTTCAGTGCCAAACCCTCTTGATGAAGAAGATTGGGAATAGGATTCCTGTGAAATCTTGTCATATCCGGTTGCGGCAGCAAGCTCATCACGAAGTTTCATGGCTTCATCCACATACTTCATATATTCATCTTGCAAGGCTTTCCTTTCCTCTTCGGTCAGCTCGTTATCCTCCATGCTGGCACCAAACTTTTCCCACCATTCCTCCAACTTTTCACTGTATAACTCACCAATCTTATTGGAAAGCATGGCACGCATAAAGTATTCTGATATATCTTCCGATGCTGCCTTCGCATCGTATTTCATATCCATAAGATTGTCTACAAAACTATCATACATAGAATCAAATGACATTCCAGTCAGACCCTCGTAAAGTTCATTCGTCAGTTCTTCCAACGTACCAGCTTGATCAATATAGTCATTCAACTTATCAGTCAGACGATCACCGTATCCACCTTTGCCGGTATTCTGAATGGTTTCCCACATATCTACTGTCTCACGGAGCATTTTCATTTCTTCTGGGGTAAGATTCCAGATATCACCATTCCAATCACGACCAATCTTTCCACTCAGACGGTCTATCTGTTCCTGAGAAAAACCGCCCCAATAATAATTCCAACTATGATGAGAACCAGAATAACGTGCTTGTTCCTGCGCTATACGCTTATAATTATCAATAGTTTCTTTTTGATACTTATAAGCATCCCGGTATGCGGCAACAGACTGCGTTCCCTTGCTTGCCTTCATTTCGTCAGTCAAGTCTTCAATGGCAGTTTGTAACGTTTCGTTACGGTCTGTCAATCTGTTGATAGCTTCCTCGACCTCTTTTTTATTACCGCCAATACCAAACAAAGAATTAAAACCACCGAAAGAAATCGCATTAAGGATATTACCTATTCCATTTTTCAATGAATTCCCAATTGTAACAAACAAGTCTCCAGACAAAACATCACTGATAATCCCACTGACCGCATTTAGAACAGCATCAAGCAGACCACCGACAAGATCACTCAATCCGTCTTTGAGTACGTCAATAATAGACAAAATCCATCCGACAATGGGAACTTCTTGAAGCGATTCCGATGTCTTACCTATGACGTCCTTGAATCCGTTCACGGTTTTGATAATTCCACTATATGCGTTATACAACCCTCCGGATGAAATCTGCTGCAAGCCTCCCAACAAATTTTCCATACTTGTTTTCAGTCTGGTGGCGGTATCAGTCATATTACGCTGGGCCTGATTGGCGATATCAGTCTGTGTCTTTACATTGGCGGATGCAATGTCAGCATTCTGCTGCGCTGTTTCAAGAGCGTTTGCAGCGGCTTGTTTCTCACTTTCCGTTCCGTCCTTCTGTGCCTTGGCGTAGTCTTCTTGCGCCTTTTGAAGTTTCTCCAAGGCATCCGTTTCGATTCCTACGGCATTGATACGGTTTTGCTCGGCTCTATGATAGGCTTTTACATCCTCTCCAAGTTTCTTGAAGTTGACTCCACTTGTACCACCCAAAGACTTTTCCATCTGGCTGATGGCGTCAATCAATGATTTCTGGCTTGCCTGATCGGAGTTCTTGAACTTGTCAGTCCGTACATATTTTTTCGCTTCGTCCAAGGCGGGCTTTATCATGTCGGAAAACATGGAACCAAACTCACCGAACACAGTAACCCAATCTATATTGGCTTTTATGGCTTCTGTTTCCTTGTTCTGTATGGCAACATCACGTTGTTTCTCCAGTAACTTTACTTGTGCACTATTAACACCGTTTTCTTCCTGTGCTTTCCTTATTTTTTCCGCATACTCTTGGGCGATAGCCAATTTCTGCTGCTGGAACGTGCCATATTCTTTCAAGTAGTCGTTCAAAGCCTGTTGTTCGGCTTTCAGCTGTCCTTCAGTTACATCGGAAATATCTTTATCTCTCATACTTTCGGCATTGGTATAAGCTTCTGAAATTTTCTGTGCCTGCTTGTCGGTCAGCTTACCGTTACCGGCTTTGCTCCATTCTTCCTCCTGTTTTCTTATCGCATCAATCTGTTTCTGATAATCAAGGTCAATCTGTTTCAACTTCTTTTCCGTGCCTTCTCTCATCAGGTTGATTTCATCCTGTTGGTTCTGACGGTGAAGTGAAAGAAGTTGCCCGTCCAGCTTTTCCTGATTTTCTTTTTGCTTTTTTGCTAGATTTTCCTGTCTGGTCAGTGCGCTTCCGGTTACTCCGCCCAGCTCCTTGTATGTCTTTTCGGATACCTCCATCTTATCTTTGGCTTCTTTCACCTGTTTCGATGTAGCCGTCTGATCTTTGATTAATGCCTCATACCCTTTTTTCGCTTTCTCCCATTCGACTTTAGCATTTGCCAAATCTTCCTGATATGTAGTTTTATTTTTTTCTTCATCAATACGTGACTGTTTCTTGGATTTTGCCGTATCAATCAGTGTCTGTATATCTTTTACATCATAAATTGCTTCATCAGACAATGAACCTTTTACGTCAATAGGTAATCGTAACTTGATTTTTCCATTTTCCCCCTTACCTTTGATACGCTTTTCAAGTTCTGCAATGTAACGGTCAAACTTGCTTATATCAATATTGTTTAGTCCTGATATGAACTGCTCGGAAATGCCTTTGCCTTTTTCTTGTAATAAAACATCCCTATCAGCACGCAAATCTTTCAATTTCTTCACATACCCATCAATTCCTTGTTGCCCAGACAAGGATTTAAGAAGATTCTCGTAATACTTAATTTCTGCTTCGATGTCTGAAAGTTCTTTTTCCTGCTTTTCTCCGGCGCGTTTTGTATCTTCTGCTGCAATCTGTTGTTTCAGTTTGAGAATATCAGCCAATTTGATACTTTCTATATCATACTGTTCGAATATTTTAGGATATTCTTTACGTAATTCTGCAAGACTTTGCCCACGTTGCAAATCAGACAAAGCAATGTCACGGGAGCTTTGAACAAGAGAATCAATCTTTTGTTTATGTTCCTGTTCTAATTTTTGCGCTTCTTCCTGCTTTTTATTGAAACGGTCCAATGCTTTTTCTGATTCTGTTGTGGAATCATGAAATGTCCACATTGCAGCTCCAAGCCCTACAACAGCAGTTGCCAATAACACATACGGATTAGTAAGCATGACAGCGTTCAAAGCTTTTTGTGCTGTTGTCTGCAAGACCAGCCATCCGTAGTGGGCACGTTCGGCAATAGTTAGAGCGGCAATACCTGAAGCTTGTAAAGCTTGCAAAGCCGTGACTGTCATCACAGCCACTTTATATACGCCATAAGTTGCTACAAGACCAACAAGAACTTTTCCCACTTTCTCATAATTCTCAACCAAATAAGAAACACCGGACAGAGCTTCGTTTATAATTCCTTCATTGGCTTTCCCTATCTCATTGAACATGGTGGAAACAGCATCCTCTATATTAGAAATTTGCCCAGTGATTGTCTTGGACTGTTCTTGCATAAGGTTGTAGAACATTCCTCCCTCATTTGTAAGGTTTTGGATGACTTTCTGGACTTCCGGGAATCCCACTTTCCCTGCTTCAACTAGCCCTCTTACCTCATTTTCTGCTACTCCGAATACTTTTGCCAATTCGCGAATCATAGGAATACCACGACCTGTAAACTGATTTAAATCTGCGGTATATAACCGTCCTTGCGTCATGGTAGTACCATACAAATACACAATATCACCAAGTGGCTGAGAAAGGCCGGCGGCTATGTTTCCAAGACGTATCAAGTCGTCATTTACGTTTTCAACATTTTCTCCATAAGCAAGAAGTTGTTTAGCTCCATTTGCTACGCCTTGAAGGTCAAAAGGAGTGGTAGCAGCCGTTTTTACCAATTGCTGCATGAGGGCATTCGCCTTATCCTCACTGCCAAGCATTGTCTTAAATGCAACTTCCAATTGTTGGAATTCTCCTCGGACTTGTGCAATATTTGAAATTAATTCTTTTGCAGTAAAACCAGCTCCGAATGCTGCGGCAGCTCTAGTCATACGGTTAAACAGTTCTTCAATACCTAAACCGCTTTGCTCTATTTGCTTGGACGTGTTTTTTACACCATTCTCTACTTCACGAAGTCTACGTAAGAAATTAGAATTATCACCTGTAATGTCAAAATGTATTCCAGCCATAGGTCTTTTCGATAGAAATAGTTCCGTGCAACATCACACGGCATTGCAAATATAACAATAAAATGACATAGTTGGAGCCACAAAACATACAAAATATATTCAACGGTTTATTTTTCCCATCTTTAATTTTGTTTATATTATTATATAAATTACATTTGTATAATATCACAAAGTAAAAAGCAGAGCAATGGATTTTAAGGATAAAGTTGTACAGCTATCTGATAATATAAAAAAACAAAAAGACAAGATAGCTACAGAAGAAGCTACAAAAAACGCATTTATAATGCCAATGATTGCAGCCTTAGGATACGATGTTTTTAACCCTTTTGAGGTCGTGCCTGAAATGGATTGTGACTTAATAAAGAAAAAAGGAGAAAAAATCGATTATGCCATAATGAAGGATGAAAATCCTATACTTCTTATAGAATGCAAACACTGCAAGCAAGACCTAAACCTGCATGACACCCAACTACAAAAATATTTTGTAGCGTCAAAAGCCCGTTTTGGCGTGCTTACCAATGGGATAGAATATAGATTTTACACCGACTTGGAGAAAATCAATATTATGGATGAGAAACCTTTTCTTATCGTGAACATGCTTGACTTATCAGATGCGGATATAGAGCAACTAAAGAAATTCCATAAGTCATATTACAATGAAGAGGATGTTCTAAGTACGGCAAACGAATTGAAATACACGACAGAAATAAAATCAATATTGAATAACGAATTTGCATCACCTACAGCAGAATTTGTTCGATTCTTCGCACGTCAAGCCTATACTTCAGGTCAAATCACATCGAAGGTGATAGATATGTTTACACCACTCGTAAAGAAATCCATCACATCTGTTATTAATGATATTATTTCAGATAGACTAAATACAGCTATAAAAAACAGCGAGCAAACATCTGACTCACTCCAAACAATAGACAATACATCCATAAATACTTCCACAGAAGATACAGAAGAGAAACTCCCGGACGGAGTTGTATACATGGATAAAGAATCCGGTGTCGTAACAACACAAGAGGAATTAGATGCCTACAACATCGTAAGAAGCATTTTAAGAAAAAGCGTGGATGTGGCACGCATAACCTATAAAGACTATAAAAGTTACTTCGTTGTAAATATCGATAACAGCCAATGGTTCTGGATATGCCGTGTTTCTATCGGAGCAAGAAAAAAGCAAATAGGAATACCGGCAGACCAATATAAGAGTTGTGAATGGATTCAGATTGACAACATGGATGATATATTCAAATATGCAGACAGACTTGAAGAAGCATTAAAATTAGCAATGGGAAAATAATTATTAAAAGCGTACATTATGAAAAGAATTTTATTTTTTATGGCAATGTTGTCTATGTTTTTTTTAACAGCTTGTTCAGATGACAATGAAATACAAAAAGATGGAGAGACAGGAAATGGAAATCCGCCTTTATCTTCCATTGTTGGAACTTGGGAAAGTGGAAATTATTTTGTTTCATTTGGAGAAGATGAATTTTATTCCGCATATATAGCAGATGAATTTATTGACAGTGGAGACTATAAACAAACAGAAAACGAGGTTACATGTTCAAATAATTACTTTAATAGAAAAACAGTCTATACTATTAAAAACATATCTAAGACAGAGATGAAGGTGCAAGTTTCATATACCGACCTGTATGGAAAAACTAATAGCAAAGACATGACTTTTACAAAGTCAAATGAAGCCATAGTATCAAAAAGCAACACGTTGGCAGGTAAATCCATTACATCATATTCTTCTTACTTTGGAAATGTCACAAGAACATTTAATTCCTTTAATGCTGGGGTAAAATCAGCAACAAAAGGTAGTGCCGCAAAATATCCTTTAAATTTTTTCTATATCTATATCGGAAATAAAATGTATCATCAAGTTCTAAGAAACAACTCAATTCAAGTTCCTAGTATTGGAGGTTGGTCAACAAACTACAATGAGGTGATATGCTGGGAATTGCATTTCTCTGCCAATGGTTCTATAGATAGTTTCGATAAAATCGAAATATAAAATAAATACACATGATCATAGTTTTAAACTATGGCATTGTTCTATTTCACCGATAAAATACGGGAGTTTTTGTATAACCCCCGTATTTTTTTTGCATTTTATTTTTCACACTGTTCTATTTGTCGTATTCAATCCCATTTCATAGCTTTAATTTTTGCCATATTTGCAGGGTCATCGGCATTGATTACATTACGGTCTTGAGGTATGTTAATTCGCTTACGTTCCTCGTCAGACAAATATATGGACGTTACGGAATCGGCAAGAAGCAATTGCAAATTGGCATAGCTAATACCCCAAACAACATATTCAAAAGTCCATCCATACCGTTGACAAGCTGTATCTATCAATGTGCCATATATGCTTTTGCCGCCAAATGTAAGAGAATTATTATCCTTCTTGGCTCTCATGGCTTTTGCTTGCCATTCTTTTTCCTTATCTATTCCAAGGTGTTTTATATATGCTGATATGTCTCCTTCAGGCAATACCATAACCAACAGTTGTGCCATGCTGTCATCGTCAAGCTCCTTGCAGAAGAAATCGCACCTTTCCTGTACGAGATTGCAGTCAAACAGCTCATCTTTCTTATTGATGGTATGATAGGACAAAATACGGCACACGCTTTCTTTTTTTTCCTGACATATTCTCAACGCTTCCATATACGGATTAGCCTTGATAATTTCCAGATTTATGCCAAGACACTCCACAAGCCTTGATATTAGGTATGTTTTTCCAAGAGTAACCGGATATAGATAAAACTGACGTTGATTTACTTTAAAACCATGCGGACGTTCAATTATAGTATCCGCAATGTCCATGTCTATAAGTTTCCCATCTTCTAACATAACGGTTCTTGTTTTTTTAATTAATGCCGGATATCTTCACAGACAACCGGCATGAAAAGACATATGAACAACAAATCAAATTCTCAAAATCGAGCGGAAACACAGATTCGGACTGTGACCTCATATCTGGTTGATATGTGTGCATCCATTACACCATTTCCGCAAAGCACGTGAGTACAAAGCCCCCACGCTTGGCATTACCTATCAAAAACTTATTACCCACCAGAATTGGGAGCAACTTCAAATTTATCTCCATCTCCGGATGTGTCTTCCGGATCACATTCAATCTTAGTCGGCTTACCAGAAGTAGGCGTTGTTATAATCTTGCCCCATTGAATCTGTTTTTTGTCCGACCCCGGCTTCAAGGCATCAAAAGTATACGCCCAAATACCACCATCTGCCGCTGTAAATGAATCCTCAACAGAAACGGTAGTTTTCTCCATACAGAATCCCTGAACATCAGGATCTTCAGGCTGTAAAGCAACAGCATAATTATGTGCTACCACTCCATCACTATCACTTATAGGACGCTTACGCCCTTTTGCAGCACGAATATTGAAAGTAAGAGCATAGGTGTTTTTTCCATACTTTACATCCTCGTTCTCTCCTCCTTCAATCTTTGCTTCTTTCTTGTCACCTTTTGTCGTTGTCAACTGTGTGGAATCCTCTACCGGAGTAGGCAATTCTTCCCATGCAGGTGATACTGCATCAAGGTCTTTAATAAAAATACGGGGCTTACCCCATCCGATTACTGCCATAGTTCTATATTGCTTAATATAGTTAATACTTATTCGTTATTTATTTCAATATACAGTTTGTTGTTGATGAAATGTTCCGTGTGTCCATCCTCAAAAGAAACACCTGTTGGATTGGTTTTCTGACTGCATTTCGAAGGCACAGTATGATACTCATCTTTCCGTATAAAAAAAAGGAACTTGCATAATTCGCATAATTCACCGACACGTTGGGTATTCTTTTCCCATGCCTTTGTTCTAGCATTCCATTGGTCCCTAACATAAACATTGACATTCACATAAGCCCGCTGAATCTGACCGCATCCTTCATTAGCAAGAACAGATATAACAATATCCTCTCTGTCTGACTTGTTAGGTCTTCCCCTGTCACTCAATTTTCCAGTAATATCACTTTCAAGGCTACTACCTTTAATCTTGTGATAAACGAACTTTGCAATATCAATATCTGATTTCATCATTTGGCAATCTGTCTCTTTAATTTTTCAAGCATCTTGGGAACTTGGTCTATTGCCCATAGCTCCGTTGACGCAAGCACATCCTTGTTATCCATCGCTTCCACATATTCAGCATAGTTCATTCCGGCAACTATAACAAGCACATAGTCATTAGAATATCTTTTTACGATTTCCTCAGCTAGATCTTTTCCAACTTTTACGCCTTCTGAACCTTGCTTTATTTGGTTAAAGTCTGAGTATTGGACAATATTACCATTATGGGATATTACATAACCTACCGAACTACGAAGATTACCGGACCGGTCATACCAACTTTTATCACCTTCCCTGTCGCGTACTCTAGTCACACATTGTTCACCGAGATACGACAAAGCGCGTATTGTTAATCTTTCAACCCATTGTGACTCCTTCATAAGTGTATTATGAATTTCATCAAGTTTGGTAGCCATTCTTATACCCATATCCTAAACCCAAATTTTACACTGAAGCTGGTAACGATGAAAACCTTTCACTTCAAATTCTCTTTCAATTTCTCCGATAAGATTAATCTTAACCCTGTCTCCAATAGTAAACGTATGACAATCACTTGGAAGATAAACAGTGTATGAATAGCTTCTTACAACACCATCCTCAAACTCTCTTTGTTCCGCTTTTCCAGCAGGTACGGCATCACAAGGTATCGCGCCTTTCCATTCAGAGGAACCGGGATGATAATCGCCATTTTCGTCATCATATCCAGAACCGGATACAAGATATGACAAACGGTGGGGTTTTCTATTCAATACTGCCATTCTACAACAAACAATCACCTACATATACCGTTGGTTTTGCCTCCAGTTCTACTAAAGGTTCACCAATAGTCTTGTAGATAGAGTTAACACGTAACAAAATACGTTCCTTGTCTTTATCGGACAAAGCCCCGAAGGACTTGTCCGCTTCAGAGAAATTGATAGCCTGAACCAAAGACCAAAGACAATCAGCTAAAGCCCCTTGATATTCGTTGGAATGAGCTATGTCGCAATCAAACTCATCATCGCCATTGAGATTACGTTTAATCATCACATTCTCTACAAACCCAATAGAAATCGGATAGTGTATTTCGTCTATGAGAGCTTGCTGTATTGTCTTCATGGCTTATTCTGATTTATGAGATTCAACTGCGGATTTCAATTTCGCTTCGTCAAAGTCATTCAGCCTGTTCACGGCGGCAATCAGCTTGTCATCTGCAATAGTTGAAGCTAGATTTTTGCCTGTTATTTTATTGAATTCCTTGACAAACTCCGGCTTCTTGTAAGCATTTCCCCAAATAGTGATTTTCACATCCGTACTGTCAGAAGATTCGGCTGAAGAATCCACCGCTTGAGCTTCCGAAATATCAAGAGAGTAGATTTGATCCACGTTCTCAATAACAGAGAGCACAAGAGCCTGCCCACTCGTAGTTTCGGTAAACGGCTCCGTTGTTCTGTAACGGCTGATGAGTTTGTACTCATCAACGGTTGAATAAACAACACCCTCTACCGGATTTGTCTTTTCCGCAAGCGTTCCCCACACCAAAGCACCGACTTCTTCTGTGGTAAGGAAAATCAACTTGTTCGGGTTCCATGGCTTGTACGGTTTCCTTTTGCCGTTCTTCTCTGAGATGATTGAACGGTCAATCTTCAGGAATCTGACACCGTTGTTATCATCCGCAAATGCTTCGTCAAACAATGAAGCTGTAGGAACGGGAAGCTTAGTGCTACTATCAAAGGTCTGACCGCGATAATTAGCCACCAGTTCTTTTGCTCCTTGTGTTTGACGCAACTTGTTATAAGTTGACAACGCAATGGCAATAGTAATGATTGTGTCACCGTTATTGTCAGCATTAGCTAATACACGCTTAATGTCATCAAGCGTAAGTTCATTCTGTGTCTCAACACCAAAACAGTTTTCAGGCAAATAACCGAAGTTGATACGCAAAGCCGTACCAGTATTGTTTTCATCTTCTACAGCCACAATACCATTGGACAATCCGGTCAAAAAGTTCGCTTCATTCTGTTCATCAATACCGACAGAACAAGCTATCGGATCAGATGTAAGTTTGTTAGCGATATTAGTCCATTCCGCACCTTGCGCTTTCATTATGTTAACGGCATTGATATCCGATTCAAACATGATTTTTTTCATACCGATTTTCGGCAGAGAACCATTGGCGTGAGCAATGGCATCGCGGCTCTTTATCGGAAGAGGTGAGTTCATAGACACCATATCTGCGGCAACGTAAGTAGTGTTTACTGCTGCATTAGACCATTTTTGGTCAGCCGAGTAAACTTTTCTCAACATTGTCTTGTGCAGATATGTACGTTTCTGTTCTCCATTACGTTTGCCATTTACCGTATCTACTACGTTCTGAAGTCTCGGAAAAATCTTTCTGATGTATTCCACAAATTGTGATTGTACCATTTTTTATTCCCTTTTTTAATCGTGCATGAATACTAATCCGGGCAAGACCGTCTTCATTTCGGCTTTGATACTATCCACTGAATACGGACTTGCTTTATCATTCACTTCACCATCGTACATGATTGCTGCTAAAGGAGCATCCTTTGTAACGCTTCTTACCAATACACCTACATAATGATGACTACCTGGCAATGTGTCATATTTATCATAATCCGATTCTTTTAACGGCATAGGTTTGAATAGTGTTTCATCATCATCTGATGCGATAATAACATGACCAGCCTTAATTACATCATATGGATAACCACTGACATCAAGTGTGCGACCACCAATGATACCAGCACCGTATCGTCTGATTACAACCGAATCAAGACCGGAAGTAATCACCTGCAATTCACTTGCTAAATTTGCTGTTGCACCCATTTTTAATACTTAGTTTTTTGTTAATGTTTAGAATGTGTCAGCCAACGCTTTGATTTCAGCGTCACTAATCACTTCATCTTGTTTTCCCGAACTTTTACCACCTGCGGCAGGCGGATTAGCCAATGTAGACAAACCAGCATCTGCACGTTCTTGGTTGTAATTCTTCAGGTCTTCCTCAACTTCCGAATAAAACTCGTCAAACTCCTCTTCGGTTTTAAATTTCATGCGGTCGAAACTTTTCAGGATGCGACTGCCGAAAGAACCCGAATCTTTGAGCAACTCGTTGAGCTTGGATTTTCTTGATGTAGTGACTTTTTCACCTTTCAATACCGAAATTTCATTGGTAAGTGTATCAACCTTGTCAAGCAATCCCTTTGCCCATGCTGGAGCATCATCATTCTTTTTATTTTGTTGAGGATCATTTTTATTTGAACCCGTCTGACGATTGTTTGAAGTATTCGATGATGGATCATCGTCGCCATCGGTTCCGTCATCGTCATCCTTTTTGCGGTTTTCTTCGATTACTCGGTTTGCAAAAGACTGGCTGACTTGCAAGTAGGGGAGAACCGCATCAATAGCTGTATCTATTTCTGCGTTTACATCCTCGTCGGAGGCATCATCTGTGGAAGTTAGATTGTCGGCAATCTTGGCAGCGACACTCATTAGTTCCTTTTTATTGAACCCGAACGCCTTCACTTTCGGTTTCAATTTCAACAAAACCTGTTGTTTTCTATCCATTGTACAATGTTTTAATTAATAAAAACGGCCTGCAAAACATTACATGCAAGCAGACCGTCAACCTTCTTAATCATACATTAAGAGCAATGAATGTATTCACGACAAGTTCGGTTGCATGTAACTTCACATGCTTTATGCAAATATACGAAAAGTGATTCTTTTTACTTCACTTTAAGTGTTAAACTATTATAATAAAACGCACGGCACGAAAGTAATCTTGTACTCCGTGCCGTGAAACTGAATGTAATTGTACATCAGTAGTTATTCTTTGAGATACTTATAAGCCTTTAGATATTTATTCAGCCTTGATAAATCGCTCTCTGTAATTTGCTCCAGTCGGGTAATGTCCATATTATCTTCTAAATCGTGTAACTTTACTTGTCTTCCAATCGGATTAAAGCGGGAACGCTTGATAAAATCTTCATAGCTTTCATCTTTGTTGCGGGTGACAGAAAGAATGGCATCAACGATATTACGAGGAAATCCTTCCATTAGTAAATATTCAGCAGTAACTTCAGTATCTTCTATCGTATCGTGCAACAAAGCAACAATTCTTTCTTCATCAGTAGAGCATCTGTTTGAAACACGGATAGGATGGAAAATATAAGGTGCTCCAGCTTTGTCAACTTGATAAATATGCGCGTCTGTTGCTATTTGAAGAGCTTTTTCTAATAAAGTACTAGTATTTGTCATATTCTGATTTTGAAATTTCTTTTCCTCCAAGAATTATATCACAAACAGTCTCATTGGATTGCGGAATTTCCATCTCATTACGTCCATGATGTTTTATATATGATTTTGTTTGATCGTTATCGAGATATAAACGGATAACGGCTTCCTCAAAATCGTCCAGCAAATAGACCGTTTCGCCTGACTGTAATTTGTTATATAATTCCTTTTGGTTCATTTTTATATGTAAAGATAGTGATTTTTATTGGAAATGACTATAATATTCGATTGATTTTTCAGCTATTTTTTGCGCTTTTTTATCAGCTTTGTCTAATACTCGCCATTCTTCATAATATTTATGTCCTAATCCACCTTCCATACCTGTTTGCTCCTGTATTTCTTTCCAACGTTTTTCTCCAAGAATTCTTTTTGCGTCTTCTGGTTTTTCTTTGGCATAAATCATACGATCTGTATTAACTTGAATCTCAGCAATTAATCCGTTAGATGTTTGAATATTAACTATATTGCCACTATATCCCATAAATGATTCCGGTTTTTGTCTTTTCAGTCGCACAAACGAATCGTTTTCAGATAGTTCGTTCAAGACTTGATCTATTTGTGATTTGGGAACTATGATTGTCGTCCTAACTGCGTCTTTTATATCGTATGGAGTTATACCCTCCGTTGTCGCTTTTCTTACTATTGATGAAATGCTTTTGTAATTGATTGGAGTTACAAATCCTTTATTATTTTTAGCGATGGATTCTGCTAAACTTTGTACCTCCTTCCCAACTAAAGAAGCACGATTAACAAGCTCTTTAGCTGAATTCTCAGTATTTATATTCTGAACAATTGATTTGTTATCTCTCAAAAAATAAGGTAAGGTGTTTCTTTCCCGCGCTTTCTCAATCTTTTGTTGGTTGTCAAGTACCCATTTTTTAAATTCGTCAGGAATATCCTTTACTTCATTAATACTTTCTGTAGAAACATCGCTAAGCCCATCCCATTCCCAGAATTCTTCTTCTGTTTTGAGGATGGGGATTTTATAACAAAGGTCATTCGGGTGCCAACCAGTCCAAACAAAGTCTTTTGGATATCTCCCTGCAAGCATATCGCATATATCACCATGCGGCATACGGTGATGATGTGAAGAGCTTAGCTTTATTTCGTACCCTACCACGAAATCCATCTGTTTCCAACGCTCGTTTTCGGCAGTACGGTAAGCCATGTTTATTTCAGAAGCAGCCAAACGGATAGAACGATACTCGCAATCCAGCAAATGCTTCGCACTTCCATACTTCTCTTTGTAGTCTTTTTTCAGCGATGGGAAGTCGAGCAGGTATTTGGAGATTTGCTTGCTCAACGTAATCGCACTTGTGCCTTTCTGAATGGCACAAGAAATGGCTGCTTCCAGTTCTTCTTTGTAGATGGTCGATTGGTTCCAAAGTTTATCTGATATATTGAACCCCTTATCCTTTCTGCTCTGAAAAGCTTTCAGCGCATCGGAGTTTGTCTGATACAGCACCGTGTATTTTTTCTTATCCACAATGGCATCGTATGCTTGCAGCACCTTGTCAGCTATCAAATCCTGCACCTCGTTACTATTCTTCCATTCCTCGGATGTTCCTCGATAGATAACTGAATGAATATCATCAACGAACTGCATTTGAATGTCAGCTATCTGTTTTCTTGTTTGAGGGTAGTCAGACCATTTGAAAGGCTTGTCGCTATCAGCGGAGTAATCGGTACGTAATACAGCTTTGGCGGCTTCCAAGTTAAGAGTATCATATATTTGCTCAACAAGTGCAACATATCTGTTTAGCCGGCTGTTGAGTTCCTGATATTTTTTCTTCTGGTTTGGAATTTTAGGCTTTGCCATACTGTTCTTTTTTTAAGCTATTTATTGAAGTAGGCAGAAAAATCACGGGGGTAAGACAAAAAAGATTGTTCTGTTTTTAAGATTGGCTCATCTTTTTCTTGAACTTGTCACATATGTCACGGTTAAGAAAGCGGCTGGAAGTGAAAAATGGACAACGGCACATGAAGAACTCACCTTTCAAGTTCTTCTCGTGCCAGTCGTAACTATGCGCACAATCCCGGCAATGATAATTGGATTGAGGTGTTACTTTCTTTGCCATTATTCTTCAATTCTATCGGGTGCGGGCATTTCCAATAGACGGATAGCCTTAATCGTCTCTTTGCCTTCCAAGATGGCTTTGCACAACCTATGATAACCGTCTGCTATTTGTCCTACCTCATCCAATAGGATAGGATAATCAAGGGAACAGTCACGCACACGCTTGCATTGGAATATGAAGTTGTGAAGCTGGCTGCACTCAAACGGCTCTGTCGTCAAGTCGATATTCCAAAGTGGCATATCCATAACTGGATACTCTTTTGCCTTAGCAAAATCGTATAACGTTTGGGCTTTCCATACTTTATTTCCTCTAAGGTATTCGCTTTCAGCGAAAGTCATATTATCTATTGGTACTTTCATGCTATTTACTTATTTAGCAAGGTGCGCCAGCGTTACAGACATCCAACGCACCCGTTACATTTTCTACACGTGGCAATAGGCTATTGAACAATCTCCCAATCATCGGCAAACACATCGCTAATAGACGGAACCCATGAATCAGCACGCCCGGTGTTCTCGTTGTAAATAAGGCATTGACTCGTATAGTCAATGAAACCCTTACCTTTCAGAATAAGGTCTTTTGCTGATTGCGGAAGAGATTGCATCTTTGGAATAACATCCTCTGTAATGCGAGCTGGAACCTGCTTGAATACCATTAATCCTTTCCCGTTCCATCCACTTCTACGGATAGCACCACCTTGTTTGAGAATTTCAATAGCATCACCAAATGACATTTGATGTAGAGGTGCTTCGGGAGAGCCATCAAGCCTACCAATACGACATTCCAATACATTGATGTACCTGCTCATGATTCTATGTTGCAAACGGAGTAAGTGGTTCTGATATTTGTCTGTTACAATTTCATCTATTTTGCCGGATTCAATAAACGGAGAAAGTTTATCCATCTTCTCATATAAATCTCGCATTTCAATATGCAAGTGGTCAAGGAAAGTATCAGCTATTTTATACGCCTTTTCAAACGTATTTTTAGGACTCCAGCTTTCATATCCATCTTCATAACGGACATGATAACCCTCATCGTCAAAATTTTCCGTTGACGGTTTTTCTCTAAGAAGATGTTTTCCCCACGCATCACCTCTTGTCATAGGTTCTGCTTCAATCTGTTTTGTTCCAATGTACTTTTTCATATATCTGTAGTAATTTAATTATTCTCCAGGAGTATATGTACCGGTAATAGAGGCAGTGCTGTCATCGGTCAGAGTCGCTGTGCCGGTAATGACTGTACCTTTGATAGTCAAAGCTATTGATTTGATTTTTGCACCGGCATCGCCTTTGTCTCCTTTCGCTCCAGCAGCACCTTGTTCTCCTTTATCACCTTTGGCACCAACTACACCTGTATCTCCTTTCTGCCCTTTGAGGTTCTTAAAAGCGAAATTCAGCTTGCCTTCTTTCATTGTTACATCCACAGAAGGTGTACCTACATTCGCATCAACGCTGGCGGTTGCCCCGGTTACGGATGAGCCATTACCACTCGCTTGAGGCAATACCACCATTTTTGCCGCATTAACCTGCGTCTTACTGATGATACGTATCATCATCCCAGCAGGCACATCCAAATTGAATACCCGTTTTAGACAGTCAATGTCCAATTGGTCATAATAACTAGGTTCCATGTCGGGCATGTGCCAGTAGAATATCAAGTTTTCTGTAGTACCATTGTCAATCTGAATCACGCATTTGCCCTTTGATACAAAATCGGCTACATACATCCCATTTTTTTCACTGAATGAAATATCTTCCATTTTGATAATTATTAAATGTTATTACTCTGTTCTTGTTTCAAACAAATTATTTATTCTATTTTGAGAGATGGCAGCATCTTCTTTCTGTATCTGCTCCAAAGTTGCCTCCGGATTATTAGAGCCAGCTTCTCTAATAGTTTGCAACTGGCTCTTGATTGCTTTGCCTCCATTCTGTTTTATAAGCCTATCAGTCATTGCATCCTCGTCCATTTGGATAAATGGAGTAATGACATGCTCAACTTCTACATTGTCAATCTCTTTAACCCATGAAGTATTCATGCTTTTCAAGAAAGCCTTGATTACACTGCATTCACGCTCAAACGATTCTATCCAAGCACCACTTTCATCACCTACTTTCAGATGGGCATCAGTCAGCAAGGTCTGTCTAGCATCAAACCCGATATTTCCTAATGCTTTCATGTTCTCGAATGATATATCCGGAATTTGTGATTGCGACCAGAATAGGTTAATCAGAGTGCTTACATGGTACTTTAGTGCTTCGATAGCCTGAGACCATGAAACATAAGACACATCACCTCCATTTTCAACACGGAATACCCTACGGCTTTCCCCCTTATCTTCTTTTCCTTGTGTAGCCCCTGCAATTTTAAGGATAGGAGCACTGTTGTAGGCGATAACATCACTATTACGAGAAAGGGTATATTCTATCTCATTACGCAAATAAGACAAACCATGATAAATAGGAACTGGGCGATGAACATAAACACCGGGGATCTTCAATATAGCTATTGGTTCAGCTTTGATTTGTTCCCACCCAGATCCTTGCTGCTTCCACTTGTAATGGATCTTAGAAGTATATGTTTCAAAAAAAGCAATTTCTTCGTCCTTGACTTTCTTCTTGTATTCAAAAGACATAGCAACCATATCTCCCAACTCGTCAAACAACGGATACAGCCCGACGCCCTCCATCGGGGAATAGGTCTTGCATTTCAGCTTAAATTTACTTTGAAAACCATATAGAGAATTGGGATTTTCAACCGTATACCAAATGGTAAATACCTCGCATGATGCAAAATAGGCGTTGCCACGTTTAATGTTTTCACTGTCTATACGAGCATACTTGTATATATTCTCAATTGCTTTCGCTATTTGTTGGCGAGTTTCATTGTCATCAATATTATGATAGACACGTTTTACTGGAATGGAAAACATGAACTCTGTCATCCGTTTTGTAAGGAGTTTTTCAAGACCGATATAAATACGGGAAGCTTTTTCTACCGTACCATCAGATTTTACCTTATCTTTCCGACCAATGTTATCACTTACTATCGAATGCAATGTCGGTTCATAGTCTTTAATAAGATTATCCCATGAGGGAATATAGACTGACTTTCCTTTTAAATCGTTGATGATATTATCAACCGGGCGAGTATTGTCCAATATAGCGGTTATTTCATCCATAAATACAGTAAAGTGCCACTTGACACCCTTTTTTAATATTAATTATTTTGATAGGAATTTACTCACAAAGTAGATTTGTCCCTTACCTGAAACTTTTGTAGTGGTCGTTACCAATACCGAACCATCCGGCTTGGTGATTGATGTTTTCTTTAACTCGAAAAGTCCCAATTTCATAGATTTCTGCGTCGGCTGATTGTAGTAGTCACCCTTTTGACAAAGATAACCATTCTCGCGCATCCAGCTAAACAAACGGTTCTGACCGATATTTACCCCATTTTGTTGTAATATTTTAGCCAGTTCAGCAATTAAACAAGAGCGATGTGAAGTTGAGACAGCATCGGCAAAAAGAACTTTGGGTGCATCTTTTTGGATCTTCTGCTCAGCCTCTATAAGACGCTGTTCTTTTCGTTTCAGCGTTTCTTGTGCCACAATAAGCGCACGTGCCATGATTTCTTCTGGAGTGTCGTCCATTTTGGTAGCGATGTAGCCACCTGTCTTACGGATGCATGGCAACACTTCGCTTGTTACCCATTTGCGGAACTTTTTAGCTTCAGGCTTACGACTATCCAATATTGTATCATACAAACCATCCTCATCAACAAAATTTGCCTGTTGGATTCCACCGGCTGTTTCAAGGGGATACTTTGAAAGTACATCCTTATCTAATCTTTGCGCTACCTTACTGGGAATCAAATCCAAAATCTGGCATACATCTGCCAAGCAAAAGAAAGGTTCGTTATTTTCACTCATTGCAATTCTTACCTTTCCGAATTGCTCATTCTCAAAAATTTTAATTGTGTTCATAATGTAGTTCCGTACTCCTTCATACGGTGGTTAGTTACACATGATACTGCTCCAAAAAGAAACCGGATAATACAATACGCACTACCCGGTAACGTGAAGGAGCACGTTAGCATCAAATGCTATGATGCAAATATAATAAAAGTGGCTGTAAAAATGTCACATTTAACAAAAAAAACTTACCTTAAATCCAATATTTTATATTATCTGTTTGTACTTGGTACTATTTTTAGTACCTTTGCATAAACGAACAGTTATGGGTACAAAGGAAAAACTAATAGAACGTATTTTGTCATGTCCAAAGGATTTTACCTATGATGAAGCAAAACGCTTATTCGGGATTTTTGGATATAAGGAAAGTAACAAAGGTGCTACATCAGGTTCCCGTGTTGAATTTATAGGACCAGACGAAGAAGCTCCTTTCATTTTACATAAGCCACATCCCGGAAGCATTTTGAAATCATATGTGATAAAAGGAATAATTGAGCATATAAAGAAAAACAATTTGATTGAGAAATATAAACAATCTAAAACAAAGTAGTATGGGACTTTTAAAATACAAAGGATATTCCGGTTCTGTAGAATACAGTCCGGAAGACAATTGTCTGTTTGGCAAAGTGCAAGGGATGAGAAAAGCGTCAATCCTTTATGAAGGGAAGTCTGTTGATGAGGTCCGTAAAGACTTTGAGGAATCTATAGACTTTTATCTTGAAAACTGTAAAGAAAGAAATATACAGCCTGAAAAGCCTTATAGCGGGAAGTTAAATCTACGTATGTCACCAGACTTACATTCCCGTGTAGCCGCTTTTGCTTCCAGCACTGGAACAACAATTAATGAGTTTATCAATAAAGCCATATCTAAAGAACTTGAACACGAAATGGCTTTGTAAATACCGAACATAAAGAGAGGGTATGCGATACTCTCTCTTCTAAATTACTTACCGTAACCTGTATCAATGACTTTGCAACCATTTCTTCCGTCTTTCTCTGCACGCATCTAAGGTAGGTGCACAATAAGAAAACAGCTCACCGTACAATAGAAATGCGCCGACTTTCACAAGCCAGCGCACATAAGAGCAATGAAAACACAAACAAGGAGTGTTTTCGGTTACAAAGGTACTAAAAAAACACAACTACAAAAAGTCTTTAAGCAACTCTTCATCACTAATAAAGCTATAATCTCTAGGATAAAACGTATTCGCTAATGCATCCATATAGTCAGGAGAACGTTTAATACGTTTTTTGATATCTTCTTTAGGCTCAATGATAATCTTTCCATTACTAAGGAACTTCCACTTGGTTTCGGTAGCCTCCTCCATTAACTGATCGCAGGGTGGGAGAGAGGCACCAAAACCATTTTTAGGATTAAGCCAGTCACGTAAAGCCCAATATAGGTATGCTCTCATATTTGCAAATTCATATTCGCCAGTAATATCGTGTAAGCCATCTGCCCCTTCCGAATATTTGCATGAAAAAGCATTTGTAAATTTTTCTTCTAACAAACGAGAATAGACACCTGCTCCCTCTCCAATAGTATCAATAAATGCTTTTGCCCCTTTCTTCTTTAGATAGGGAATCATCATACCTACCACGTGCATGTGATCCGCACGCCCGGCAGATTGATGAACTTCAAATTGAGAAACGTAGTTACCGTATCGCGGACAAAGCACACTGTTATCGCGTCCCATACCAGCAACGTCAACACCTAACTTACAAGATTTGGCTGGGATAAAACCATTTTCCTGTAACTCCTGCCAATTCCTGTTTGCTATTTCTATCCATTCATAAGGGATGAGAACATCTTCCGACACTTTAGGAAACATACCAAGTACCTTGACGCGAAACAAATCGTTAGGTCGGTATAGCTTACCTTCCCAATTGAAATCGCCTTCACCTTCGTTGAAGTCCGCTTGCTGGATAGGTGAGCACCAATTTATCACTTTGTCCTTAACCCATTCATAATCCACTTGACCGGGTATTACAATTTGCTTCTTTACTACATTTTCTGCATTTAGAGAGCTAAGTCTGAATTTTGCAAAACGGTCAGACTTCATGGCACGTGCAGCATATCCTGTGGTCACGTTAGGGTTGAATACTATGAGCATCCGAGAATTTCCCTGCAAGTTACCTTCTATTGCATTATAAACAATTTCGGATATACCTGATGCCTCCGTGATAACAAACATGGTATTTGCCGCATGAAATCCAGACCATGATTCAGTTGCATTGTCATCCGCTTTAAATCCTGTTAAAAACCATTCTTCATAATCCGTTCTTATATCATCTGCAACCAATCTGCCCGGACAACAAAAAGGAAATTTTGTCCTTGCCGCACGAATCAACCTTCTGATTTCAGGAGTCATAATATTTTTTACTTGTCTCCCTGTTGGTGCTGTCATGGCCACCTTAGTATTTCCAACAAGTATACCTCTTTCATTAAATCTAGGCGTAAGATACATAAAACACAACGAAGCACAGGCCGCCACAAAATCTTTTCCACGAGAAGTTCCACTTGCGACAGCAGTCATAGGGTTATGTTGAACAGACTCAATAATAGATTGCTGATCATGGTCTAATCTTGCGCATAAGGCATCACGGACAAATTTATTCCAATCCTTCGACCAATACGCTATAATTTCACTTATGAGTTTCTTTCTTTCATCATTTGTTCCCATTCTTATATGAATTGGTTAATAATTTTAAAGCATCTACCCAATCATCATTAGTAGCATTTACCTCTTGTTTATCTTTCCATTCATTTGGTCTACGATTTTTTAACCAAAATATTTGTGCTGTTGTATCTCCCGCAATATGTTTTTTCGTTTTTTTCACCACAGTCGTTTGACCAGATCCATCCTCTCCTATTTTCACCTCAGTCGTAGTTTCCTCGATATCATAGCCAATGGCTCTTTTATATAGAGCACTCTCTACTTTCATGTCAGCTTCTTCCTTACCTTCTCTCAATAAGTCTACAACTTCAGGATGTTTTTTTAATATACTTTTAAATGTCGTAAGTCCTATTCCAAGACGTACACATAAACCTTTGTTATCAGCTCCATTCCTACAGTCTGCTATAATAATATCCTCTTTACCTTTTATATATTTATCATAAAGGGACATTCCTAATTTGGGTCTACCTCTACCTGCCATATTACACCTCCTTGTCTTTTATTTCTTGCAAATAAGCTTTGCAGATATCAACCATACGAGCAAAAGCAACAGTATTGCTCTTTATATTAAACTTCTTCTTTACTTCTGTAGCTACCTTTATAAATTCTTCATAAGAACCTACAACTATCGAACTATTTGCAGATATTTTCTGTTTTTCAAGTTCAGATAGAACAGCTTTGACATCATTACTCCTACTTTCTGTAAACAAGAACTTCATTTCCGTAAGCTCTATATCCCCGTCATTAATAGAAACGGTAGGAATCTTATCTGTATCAATAAATTGAATACCGTTAAGACCAGAAAACTCTCTTGCTTCAATAGTGCGCATCTCACTATAAATTTCCTTAAGCATTTGGGCATCATCTTTTCCTACTAAAGCATTATGACTAAGCACATAGGCAATCTGTTTGTCTTTATCAACCTCTTCAATATACAAGATTAGAATATATTCCAGTTTAGCTTTAATAGCAGCTTTTAAACGATGATTTCCCGACAAAATAAGATATTTCCCATCATCTCGTTTCATCGCGAATGGAAGCTGAGATAAAAAACCGTCTTCAGCCACATTTGCAGTTAGTCTATCCAGTGTGGATTTTTCCATATAGTGAGCATTCTTCTCCAATGGAACGCAATCATCTATAGGGCTTACATATGCTAACTTATACGGAGCAATCAATTTGTTTACATCCCCCAATTTCTCTTGAATAAGATGAACATCTTTCACTTCTTGTATTTTTTCAACCATAATTTATATAAATCTTTTAATGAATCATCTAAAAAATTAGCAGAATACATTAGTTTGCCTTCATCTCTCCTGTCAAGATTGAATACACTGCGGTATTTCATACTTACTGGTGAAGATGTATACACAGTCGTCTTAATCCCTTCATAATAGTGACCCATTTTTCTTGCAATGAGCATCCTCACATCGTGGGACTTAGTAAGCATAATCAGTAATTTACTAAGCCTCTGTGTATTTGAGTTTACAACAAAATCACTCTGCATAAATATCTTTTCAAGTGTAGATAACTGTTTGCTGAAAGAAGTAAATCCAAACGCTTTACCGTCAGCCATAAATACCATACCTAAATCTCCACCAGTTGTATAATTAACCTTGTTTGCCATGTAAAACGCTTTATAATAATTCACATCACTAACTGAACATAATTTTACAGATAGTGTAGTAATATCTGTAAATTCATAATCTATAGGTAAAATGTGAATACATGATGGATTTACATTTTTATCGCGTTCGATGTAATAATTCTTATTTTGATTTAGGCTAGAGTAAGTGTATATAGGATTCTTGCCTAGCCCCAAGTTTATTTTGCCAACAAGGAAGTTGTCTATCTCCTTGAAATATCTATCAGAATAGATGATGTTTTCATCATTCTCAAGAAGAGTCTTGAATATACTTCCGCCCTCTTTTGGATCAAAGACGTTATAAGTAGCGTGCATATAATTAAAGCTTTCTTCGACATAGCTAAACATCTTCTCATACCCTCCTTTATACGTAGGAGGAAAGCTTATACCAACACCTTTACCTTTTTTACTTTTTAGGAAGTCAAAAAAATCACCATAGAAGAAACTTTTAATATTAAAATTAAGTGCGCCTTTTTCAATCTTAGATATAGTATTATGATAATAAACTTTTGATTGCTCAATAAAAGCGTTAAACATTTCTTCTTGGTAATCGTTTTTCCTTTGGTGAAAGTTTGATACTCTCATTGCAAACATTACTTGAATAAGTTTTTTGTATTTAGTGTCATCCCATGTGTCAAAGACCATACGTAATTCAGGATTCACAACTTCAATATCAGTATTTGTATCAAGTAATAGATCAGAAATTAGTTTGGAATATAAACTTACATCATTAGAATGTACTGTGTATCCCATAGCTGACATGATTTTATCGGTGGTGTAGTTTCCTGAACATCCGATAAAAACATCTTTGCCTTTTACTCCTTTCATCAAATCCTGAAGGAGCAGTTTAACTTCCGGTGGTGTCGTTCCTGTAAACATATCTTTAGGGTGTATATAACTTCATATACATTTTGCGTTAAGCCTGCCAAAAATACGCTCGGCAGGTACTTAACACAAAATTCAATCATCTATAAGCCACTCACAAGAACACTTATGCAATCTATTCGGCTTCTTTACAGTCGTGTCAGATGGCAATTTCCATCACCCCGTAAACTGCACAAGCTTTTATGTTCTTGCTTCTGCTTATCGCTACTATAAGGGTTGAGCGGAAACAGGGAATCGAACCCCACTCTTTGGCTGGAATGCCAACGCTCTACCGATGAGCTATTTCCGCAAATGCCTATGCTGTCAAACCACCGCTTGCTTGGCAAATCTGACAGCATCCCACCAAACGCTATTGATGGGTGGCTAATAATTCGGGATTGTCAAATATATTGCCGATTATTTCTATTTTTCGAGCATCACGCATATCATGGAAACACCGCGCACCAACATCAAACATAAATCCAGCATAAATATCAATCCACCTTACAACGGCATTTACATTACCTTTAATTCCTGTGTAAAAATCCTCATAACAAAAACCTTTAACAATGTCACCTTCATATATTTCTTTCCCGCTCTTATCACACAAGCCGGTGAACCGCCCAAGAGTATTTTCGTCTATTTTTTCAACGTCATTATCGTGCAACCAAGTTCCATCTCCATCTTGAATAAGCGTATAAGAATTTCTTATCCATCCCTTACCATCAATGCGCTTCCCTCTAAACTTAATCCTTCTCATACTCAAAATAAATTTGCTTGTTCGTATTTAGGTTCCTTTTTCTCAACTACTCCGAACTCTGTTATTTCAATGCCAGTATTTTCAGTAAGCCACTTTGCCAAAATATGACGATGGCAAAAATCACCCGGTTTTTCGTAACAGCAGAGAGCGACATCTTTGCCTTCACTTAATGATTCAATTTGTTCGATTACCTTATTAGCATCTTGACTCGCAAGAATCCTGTCGTAAAGCTTAAGATACTCATCATGAGAACAAGGTCCACTTACCATATAGCGGGTAGGACAAACATTCAACATTTGAGGAACGTTAACCATAAATCTAGGCTTACCAATGGCTACGCAAATAATTTTAATTCCAGCTTCTTTCAATTTTCGGCTATTTCCGAAATAACTTGTGTAAATTTTCATTGCTCTTTTTTTTTATTTTTATGGTGTAAAGATATAAAATATGGCGTAAAAAACGTCACTTTTAGTCATAAATTTATTTAATTTGATGATTTTATTGTTTCAACCTTGTAACATTTCATCATGTGATCTGTTTCGCACTCCATATTGAAGATGTTACCGAGATAGTACTTGTGAGCTTCTTGCTCTGATAGGTTGATAGGGGTGACAAACCAGTCTTCATTGCCTTGTTTGTCTTTTAAATACACTTTTACTATTGTTATCATCGCTCTATATTTTATCCATTATATGATGCTGTTATTTCTTTAGCATGAAGTTCTTTTTTCAACTCACCGTTCTTGTATATTCTTACAGATACGATTCTAACCGTATTGGACAGGAAACATCCACAGTCTTTTGTCACCTTTTGCTCCAACTTAAAAGCTTTCGCTAGATTTTTGGTACGCTTTCTTATGGTGTTTTTGAAACCGAAAACGACATCTTCGGTATCTATCTCAAAAGAGTATGTAGTGGAATACATCACTCTTTGAAGCTCTTTTGTTAGTTCTGTTACTTTGCTCATTTGCTCTCTTTTATTATTAGTCGTTATTATTTCCAAGAAGTTCTTGTAAAGCAGACTTATATCCGTCCAACGCCTGTTGTGTATATCCCAATCTGAATTTTTTATCTGCTGAAAGAGAGTCGTTGTTCAATCCTTTTTCAATAGCTTCAATGTTTGCTTTGTAGTATCTGATAAGTTCTTCTGTTTTCATTGCTCTTGACTTTTACTTGTTATTAATAGGTGTTATTTTGATATTGTAAATATACAAATAATATATTGAATATCAGTATTTTATATCTTAAATATCGCAAGCTTAAACTTTGTTTAACTTTCTGTATTTCAACGTGTTATCAAATTTTTCAACGGCGGTGTCGATCCGCTTGTTGTCCTCCACGCCGGAATAGTTGGTTATTTAAACACATGGTCAATAAATACCGTATTAGTTTGCCATTCTCCGCGATATTTGAAAACAAAATATCCGCGTATAGTTGCCGTTTCTTTCATTCCGTTTGCAAAGTCATAGGCTGCTTGCTGGTTCTTGCCAAACTCTTTATTTATTGATCCGCTGTTATTGCTTACCCTATAGTGTAGCTTTGCAGGGGCTTTTGTTCTATCTGTAATAATATTCATCTTCTTTTCCGTTTTGTGCGGTTGCCCGCGGTTAATACTTATTTCCCTTGTAATCCTGTGTGGTAGCCATCAAGCCATATTAACAACTCTTTTGGGGTGTAATAGCCGCTTATACGCTTGTTCGGGTAACGTGTCGTTATTTCTCCGTTGTCGCCATCCGCCAATATTATAGCGTATGTATGTTTCGGCAAACTCGATGGATTGAGGGAGAAACCATTCGCCCTGCAATATGATTGTAATTGCCTTAACGCTTCTTTCTGTGTTAGATTCATATTCTTATGGTGCTGATTTCAACATATATTTTGATAAAAAGATGGATTTGCTTTTCTCTATTTCGCTATTGGTATCAATACCAATTTGCTGGTAGAACCCAGCATTACCAGAAAGGCACTCATACGCAATTTTCAATGTTCTCTGTTCTTCCTTGGTAAACCCCATACGAAAGGTAGAGAAGATTGTTAGTGCGGCTTTAAAATCACCGCACTGGAGTAGTGAAATAGCTTTATTGGTTTTCGTTTCCATTAATCTATGAATATTTCCGATCCAATCATTTCATTTGCTCTACTAGCATTTACAAAATAAAAGCGTCCCTTAGAAACATAACTGTCTTCTGATGTGTACACTTTTATAGCGTAGTATTGTCTTTGAGCTTGTGAATAACATATTTCCCAGATTGTTTTCCATTTGACAATAAACTTATTGCTTTTTGCTAGTTCTTGTTCTATTTCATCTGATCTGAATTTAATACCGGCTAGTACTAGTATATTTTTATTTTTCATCTCCCCACAACTTTTTAGCCAGTTCGTAATTCTTTTGTGCTTCATTAACTGCTTTCTTGGCATAAGTAAGAGTATAAGCATGTTCACGTGGGTATTTGCCGGACTTCACACCTTCATGGAATTCTTTAGCTTGTTCCAATTTATGTTCGTAGAAGTCAATGCTTTCCGGCATAGACAAATTGATCGTGTTGGCACGTTTCTCCCAATATTGGGCCACTCTTTCATGTTCATTTGCCTTATCACTGAACTCAACGCTTTTACCCATGTTGTTCCAGGCATCATCTATCATTTTGCGATGACCTCGTTCACTATGGTGCCCTACTTTGATGGGCTCGCCTAAAGAAAGAAAATCTCGATGTTTATTCGATTTCTGAAAATACTCATTACTTTTTTGCACTGCTGATACGGCCCATTCACGTCTGCGATCCGCTCTTTGCTTCGCCCATTCCTGTACATTAAATCCGTCAGCCCGAACGATGGAGTAATAATAGAAACCATCTTTCTCGAAAATTAAATTAAAAACGATGCTTTCATTTTCTTTGCCGTACTTGGTTGTAACCTCAATAACTTCTCCTTTTTCGTGCTTTTCATCGCACTTTGCCAAAAACACGTTTGGCGCAAACTTGTAATATGTGTTCATTGCTCTTATGTATTAAATTGCTAACTTTAATATTTCTATATCTCGAATAAGTCTATTGGCTCTCTGCCTTTCATTACTTGCAAAGTCTTCATTACAGATACTTTCGTAGAATGCCGCATTTTCTTCTGCTTCTTTTAACGACATCTCTTTGCGTTCTATCAAAGACTTTATTGTATCAATATCATTGCTATTAATAATTTCTTCTAAAGCTGTCTTCTTTGTTAATTCGATTGTTACTTTCATTGCTCTTTTAATTAATTATCTGCAAACTTTATCAACTGTAACTTTCAACACTTTCCAATCACCTATTGCCAGATTAAGTGTTCCATCGGAATTAATTTTCTCAATTACAAATTTCTTATAAGGATAAGGGTTGTAAGTGACTTCACGTCCTAATTTTGCATTAAACTTTCTCATCGCTTTTGTCTTTTAATTGTTAGTAATATTGGTTTCTTTTAGTATTGTAAAGATACTCATTATCAATGAATTAGCCAAGTATTTACACAATTATTTTAGTCGTAAAATACTCATAACCAGAGATTTAACTTTTAGAATAAAACAGCAAACATAATACAGATGATGCATCGGAAATGGTTACTTTGTACAGTTTATCCATTCCACTTTTTTAATTTATCTAAAAACTTGCTATCCCCTGAGTAATCAGCACTGATAGCCTTCTTGCTTTCGATAATCTGCTCTAAAAGTATTATACATTCCTTCCTTATCTCTTCAGCTTCGTTATAACCGCAAGCGTTGTCAACCATTATCTCTATGTTTGATTTTGGCTTAGAAAGTTGTTTGCAGAGAATTTTCAACCGCCAGTAACAGAAATCAATTGTGGCTATGTGTTCTAACTTGTTCATTTCTTTTTAAGTATTTCAATACATTCCTTTACTCCATCATCGAAACCTTGTTTATACCCTTTGGTATATTCCCCTGTGGTATATACTGCCATTGACAGAAAAAATAGAAGGATACCTATAGGCTTATACCAACCGGGCAACGAGATGGAAAACGGTTTAAATGTAATTGTGAGATCGCCAACCCATAATAGGGCGATAATACATATGATTGTAAATATAATTGTTTTCATAATCAATATCTTTTTCCGTTCAACATAGGTCTTAGTTCATTGTATCTCATCTTCTGTTCAATAAACCACTCAATATCTATACAGTTGAAGCGACAATAGACAAATATTTGCTCTATAACGTTGTATATCCTTATGTCCAACGGAGAACATTCATCTAACAACTCTTGACATAAGAAATAGGCAAATTCGGGAATAGGCTCTTTGAAATCCTCTTCATCCCATCCCGGTGCATCTATACTATCCAATGTAGGAAGATAAATTTGTTTCAGTCCGACAAGATCAAGGCAACGAATCACAGTGTCACTTAATTCATCTTCGTATGAATCTTTGATATATTTTTCAAAACAGAACTTGAAATTGACATCATCGTGCGGTTCTTCATCCTCATAAGAAGATTTGAAAGATTCTCTGTCGGCATGTTTCCCTTTTCGGTCCGCTTCCACAGCTTCCATAAGCTCGGAAATGATAAGACAAAGAAGATGTTCATTACTCAGTTCTTTATCGTGGAAACCATGCTCACAAGCTGTCTTATAAGCTATATTCCGTAGTTCGTTCAAATTAATATTATTCATAAATTTACTCCCTATCTGTTAATCAATCAGTTCAAATTCATATACGAAAACATAAGGATTGGATTCCCATGTACCCTTGCCTGATACTTTATCTATGAGGGCTGCAAAGGCTTCACGGGGTGTATCAAATCCATCGTCTTTGTTTCCCTCAAATTCATAAAATATAGATGGTGGAAACTCATCATCACCCGAATCTTCATATACCCCTTCTTTCAAGCAATCTTCATCGCTAATGTCCTGTAAACGTTCAATCTTGAGATTGGTAATTCGGATATGATGTATCATGAGGTCAGCGCGGACAAAGAGTTTATTACGCCAACCTTTACTATACTTCCAACCACTAACTAACATATCAAGTGTTTCCAATCCTTGTTCATGGTAAACGGTTTCATAGCTTTGCGCAATGGCAACAACTTCACCAACTTTGTAGCGTGGAATAATTTCTCCCGAATTAAATTCCCTTCCATCAGCATCATACATACAAGGATAGCCAACAATCTTTTTATCAGAATGGGATCTGTGTATATTGAATCCAGCAACCCATTCTCCTTTAAAAGTTCTAGGACATTTGATTATTCTTCTCGTCATAGTCTTACGACCATCCAACACCGCTTGTGTTAATCCAAATTTATTATTGAAAGAAATCTTTTTCATATTTATATCAATTTTAATGTTTCCTGTAATCCTGCTTCAAGTGCTTCCTCGTAGGTATTATAACGGACAATAGGTCTGTCAGACAATCCTACTAAATCATGGTTAGGAATTGTTAGTATATCATATATCCAATAATTTCCATACATATAGGATATTTCAATATGGAGGCATTTAGTGTCACGAAGCCACTTTTGGGCAATGGACTGAGCGGGACGACTATAACACAATTTTGGCAAATTATTATTCGTTCGGAACACAGATTGCATTATCCGATTATTGTCTTCTTTAATAATATCTTTACAATACTCATTAAATCCTTTCTCTCTTAGCAGCTTCGCTGTTTCTAATGTTACAAGTTCTTCGGTCATAACTATTTACTTTCTATTATTATACACCCAAATAACACCCCTAAATATTTCATCCCAAGTTCGGAAACATAGTACCCGATTTGTTTTTCAATCTCAAACTCTCGCTTTTCTGCATATCCGATAGATATCAATTCCTCCCAGTCCTTATCGGAGTTACTTACTACAAATCTATTACGATAAACCTCATATCTATTTCTTTTTATTTTCTCACGGCTAAATCCGATAGCATGTTTCATTTTTTCTATTTGCCGGAGTGATAGTTTTATATCATTCATAATCTTTTATTTTAGGTATTTCTACACCATACATATCGGCTAACTTCTGGAATTGTTTTTTCACAAACGGAACTTCTTCCAAAGCCTCTAATACTTTTGTTTTTAAATAGGCTCCCTCAACAAGAAACACAGTCTTACTGCCATAACGATTATCATCCGGACTTGCAGAGAAAGAAAGACACCCATACCCCTTGTACATGAAAAAACCAAAGCCAGAAAAACCGAATAATTGAAAGTCTTCATCTATTTTACTAAGGTCTTCTTTCTCTTGAAGAGAAAATCTTCCAGAAATAGCTTTAAAATGATGTCCGATACAACCATCTGTCCCAAAATATGCTATTCTACACATAATTATTCCTCCTTTCCCTTTTTTAATTCATTCAACACTTTCTTTACTAATTCATAACGTGGTAATTGCCAATCCTTCGCAATATCATCTATTTTATCGTCATAATGATTGTCGTAAACATACTGATTAAGGTTATCTATAAATTCATCATCGTCAAGTCCTTCATCGCAATCATCATACATATCAAGTTCACAGGCTAACTCGGAACATTCACAGTGGGATACCCAGTCATAAACACGACCGTCATAAACATTGGTCTGTCTGTTGTATTTTTCTCCAACGGAAATTACTCCACCGCAAAAATTGCACCTGTGCTCTTTACGAGCGACAGGAGTTTTATCTCTTAATACTTTCATAGTTATTCTTTCTATTATTTTCACACTCTTCACAATGCAACTTATAAGCATGAGCAAGCATTCCTAGAGTAACAGGGTCAAAGTGAAAATCCGCTTGTTTCCCTTCTACAACAACAGAAACGCATAATTGACCATCGCAAAAGTCAATATACGCTTCACCACCTCCATCTCCTTGAATGGAAAGTGTTTGTGCCTGTACGCTATTCATTATTCACCTCCTTTAAACATAACGTTTAATAATAGTACCGAATGAATGATACCGATGCCAAACTATATTTCCACGTTGAATACTAGTAAGCCAATCACAGGCCTTAAAAACTTGTCCTACATTGTATAGGAATGGTCTTTTTTGAATTTTTCTTTTTATTCTTGCTTTCATTGTTCCTCCTCTGTTTTAAAGTGTTCAATCAATTCATCTACGGTAGCCTTGTGATAACGTCCTGAAATAATGGTTGCATTATCCCAATTTTCATCCCAAAAGAACATAATGCCTTTGGGTTCTGTGAAATAATGATCGTTACCAATAGAATCGTCATAAGAAACGCTAAGAATGGAATCTGTTATAAACCACTGCATGTAGTTACTATCATCCCTCAATGCAGCGATAGCCAGGAAAAGTTCTTCATTCGTTCCGCAATCAATCCTTCCTTTCTTGGTTACGGTATCTATATCATATATCACCCCATATAAATTCCCATAAGATGTTATGATTGCTCTTCCTTCTTCAATGCTTTTATGACTTCCCTTTCCGTCATAACTATGTGCATCTAAGGTTGTATTACCAGAATTAAGTATTTCATACCCCAATTCTTCCAGCCCTCTCCGAAGTTCCTGTGTGTTTTTGCGTATAAAACACGGTGTTGTAAATCCCATAGTTATTCCTCCGATAAATTAATCACTCCTTCGTCTGAATACTCATATCCAATATATTTGATACAATTTCCAAGAACGATATACCAATCTGTAAGATTATCATCATTACTTACTGCAAAAAGCAAATCATGTATCGTACTGTTTCCCCTTTTCAATCCTATATAGTAGTTATGGTTATAAAAACTAATTTCGGGAATATGCCTTAAAGTATCAGTATGTAAACCATCATATACACCGAATACATTTTTAAAATGATTTTCCATAGTTATTCCTCCTTTCCAACTTTAACATATCCGTTTTCAATACACCAGCACAACATATCGTATGCTGCATCAATGAGTTCTTTACTCTCTGTAATATTTATCATAGACCTAGTATAATATTCCATATACAAGCATGTATAGCTATCTGCAAGTTTTTGGATGGTCAGCACTTGATTTCCGATGAAGCAAGGCAGCTTATCAAGAATGTCCTGCAAAGTGTAAGTTGTACGACAATAGTCGTAATTCGTATCGGCATCCAGAGAGGTTACAACCATGTTGTCTGAATCTGATTCATTCCACTCAAAACACATGCTTCCATCGCTTGTATCCAGCCCAAGCTCCTTCAAATGCAGTATCTGTTCGATTGATAATACATGTTTCATTTCTTTTCCTCCTCTGTTTTAATCTCTGTTACCTTACCACGATTAACAAAACACTGACCTATTCCTAAATCGAGTAAGGCACAATAGTTATCGTCTAAAAGATTAGAGCATTCCCGAAATAGAGCGCATTCATTACAACTCCCTTCTGATGATTCATATAACACTCCATCTATTATTATTCCGTTCTTTATTTCCATAATCAAATACAATTTCTCATATACGTTTTCCTATCAATCATACCGTTTTCTGATTCTTCTACCAAGTCAAAGAATGTATTAGCATAACAAACATGCTCGTCTATCATTATACATATCCCATCAGACGGATAATATTCACATGAAACATTATCATCCCAATCTATATGTTTTTGTGCTTCTTTGGCTATATCATCACAAGCAATCATATACTCTATGTATTTATTATATGCTTTTCTTATTTTGTCAAATATATTTCCTTTCATGGTTTTCATCTATACACCCATCATCTTTTATCCATTAATTGTTTCATTTAACTTTTCTTCAAACTCCGCAATGATACAATCTGCATCACCGCCATGTACCCAATTGTCCAATACAGACGAAAGAACTTCAACTGCCTTTCTAGATGTTTCGTCAACTGCCATATTGATCGCTTGATTCACTTCCTCTAACGTAAATATGCTCATAATTATTCCTCCTTCTTTTTAAGGCTTATATCAATTGACAACCTATCGACAATTTCCTCCTTAATTATCTCCCTACACAAATTTCTTATCATAAGGTAATCACCGTTTTTCTTTATCTCGTCAGAAACCATACAACGAATCCACCTCTCTATATTAACATCGTCCCCATAGGTGTTATGGAAGATATGTTTAACTTCCTCTTTCACAATTGAAACTATTATATCCTTTATATCCTCTTTAGTCAACTTTAGTTCGTTATGGATATAGTTTTTTACTTCTCTGTATCTATATTTGTTCATAATCAATTCATCCTTTTAAAACATTCAACAACTCTTTAGCTCTCTTATAGGTATCAAAGCCCTTTACATTCACCCATTCGTATGAAATACGTTTGTCTTTTCTGACTTGTACCCAATATATTATTATGGGAATACAACCGTTGCACCCTTCTCCTCGTATGATTCTGTACCTTTCCATATTAATCTCCTTTCTCCTTAATCCGTTCCAGTACATCTCTGTTGGCTTCGAGTATATCATCGAAAGACGGGATGGGCATCCACATGTCACACTCGTAGTCGTTCCAATCCTCAAATTCAAATCCTCCGTCTGTCGCAACGTATGGCGATCTCCCAGGTGAAACAACGATATAGCCACTAACAATCGATCCATTTGATACCATTCTGCAAAGGACAATCTTGTTTGGGTCCGGCAACCGTTCATTAACACTAATCCAAGGCGATTGCTTGGACTGCCATTCGGCACCTTGTCTGAATGCCTCTTTAACTAATCTCATTTCTAAGCTATCATCGTAATGGCATTCATAACAATCTTCTGCCGCTTCCCGTGCCACTTCTTCTACTGTCTGTTTCATATCTATCTTGTTCAATAATTTCTTCATTTTTAGGATTATCCATTAAACTCATCCATATATCCCATCTCTTTCAAGCGGATATTAAACTCTTCAACCGAATCATTATTAGGAATGAATTGTTCAAGAACATCGTTAAAAGGGTGCAGATAGTTTTTTAAAATATCATTAGCCTCTTCTTCTCCACGTTTCTTTCCTAATCGGTCTTTGCATACTTCTATGTAATCATCTTTTGTCATATTGTAGTGCGTGACTGTATCAACAATTGTACTAAACCGACAATATAAGCCGTTTGGCTGTTGGGCTATAAATGATCCCATAATTACCTCCTTCTAATTTTTTATTTATCCACGGTTTATTTTACAATAATCTTATTATCGGATGATGGCATTACAACCACATTTCCGGCATCTGTGCTAATTTTTAAGATAGGATTAGAATTTGCGTCAATACTGGCTACTATAATCATATCTCCAAAAACATATCTTTTATCTTGTTCTAATTCATTCATTTCTGTTCATTTTACTCTAATTGATTAAAAAAATATTCACTACAAACAAATCCCTTTCGCGGGGTAAAGTCTTTAAATTCACAACTTCTAAAAATCCATTTATTGTCAACCCATCTCGCCAAGTCTTTTTGCCATTGAGGAATAATTTGTCGTGGGTTATTCAAATCCCGGTATGGCTGTGCATGAGGCAAGAATCTACGTCCTCTATTTCGCCAATTATTGATACGTTCAAATGATTCTTTGAAGTCACTGAGCAGGATACAATAAAAGAAGTATTCGCCTTTGTATCCGTACTTGTCAATCAAAGCTGTAGCACGCTCACATTCAGCAATCTGTCCTGGTGTGTCACAGCCGAACCGTATGCGATTCATCCACTTTACTCTTGCCAATAACTGGGCGATGTCGTCTGTTACCAAGCGAGCATCTAAGCCCTGATTGAAGTCTACTCGTACGCCCATGGAAACAATCTTTTCAATTTGTTGTAAACCATAGTCGGATGCAAGTACATTGTTATCCATAAGGATTATGTTTTTGCGACCATTGACAGCTATCTCTTCGATATCCATGTATGGGGTAATCTTACCTTCTTTCTTGGGAACCACACACCACTTGCACCGGTTTGGGCAACCACGTGTGAGGAAACCGTAGGCTGTCTTGCTGTCAATCTGCGGATAGATGGAATAGTCGGGTTGCATCCTGTCAATCTCCATGGGCAGTACCTTTCTGATGTCATATCCCGTGCCACCTTTCTCCACGCAATCGGCATTGGTGATGTATTGCAGATAATCTTCTGTAAAAGAAAACACCTTAGCCATATACACTTTGTCGTAGCGATTGAACGGATTGTACCATTCCACATTATCACCTCTTGCCTTGTGCCATGCACTTATCTTCATCAATGCGAGATTAGGGTAATTACTATCTACTGCCAATAGTCCAATGTTCATTTCTATATCTGTTATGATTCTGATAAATATTTTATTAAACTCTTTTTGTCTCTAAAAAGCCTTTTATCCCATTGTGGATAATTATTTCTTGATACACTTACACCGTCAGATAGTTTGTAAACCATCAAAAAGCTATGATCCTCATAGGATATTTCAATAGTTATTTTGCCAACGGTGGTATGATATATTTTGTCACCACTTAGGTAACATACACTATCACCTACATTAAACTCTGTGTCTATATTCATATCTATTCAGTTATGAATTAATTGGCAGTTTCATAAAACACATCCATATTGTCTTGCTCTGCATTCCGGTAGTATGCCCAAATAAAGGTTTGAACGGAATAACAGACAAAACCTCCGCAGCTTTTATCTCACTCTCGTTCCATTTGAATACAAGCGTGCCATTAGGCTTCAGGACGCGCATACACTCAGTAAATCCATCGTGTATGAGTGACTGCCAGTCTTTCGGCAGTTTTCCGTACTTTTTAGCCATCCATGAGGTTGCACCAAGTGTTTTCAGGTGCGGTGGGTCGAACACCACCATGTAGAAAGAATTGTCCTCAAACGGCAAGTTGGTGAAATCGGCTATTATATCCGGTTTTACCTCTATGGTTCTGATCTTATCTCTATCCTTGGCTGTTACTATCTCCGATCTCTTATCAACGAACAAAGCAAAAGGATTATGTTTGTCAAACCAAAACATCCTACTGCCACAACAGGCATCTAATATAAGTTTTCCATTTTCCATTAAGCTATTTCTTTTGATTT